CGAAGCGAAGCGAGTTCGCCCGCCCCCGGGGAAGCGAAGCGACCGCGGGAGTTGTCGAGGGTAATGGTAAGAGATCCTTCACTGCGAGATCCTTCGCTACGCTCAGGATGACAAATCTGGGAAAGGGAGAGGATACGCCCAGAAGGGGCGTCGGAAGTGAGTAAGAGGGCGGCGGGAGGGGTGCGGGGGGCTTGCCAGACTCCTGCGGGCATCGATAGCCAATAGAAGTCGGCAGTCGACTGGAGCCGCAGTCCGAAAGTCGGGGCGGGAGGTCCTTCGCTTGCGCTCAGGATGAAGGGCTTAGGCTCGGTAAAAGTGGCGGCATCCCAGGTAGTCCCTCTAGCGAGGTGGCAAGTGAGCGGTCGGGTGTAGGCGGTCGTGCCGGTGAAGCGTTCGATGGCGGTGACCCTAGTGGTTTCGTGGGCTAGAGCGCCAGCGGGCAAGTGACAGTCGGGGAATTCGTAGGTTACGCCCTCTCCGTCGGGGGACATAAGGAAGCTGCGGAGTGCAGCGAAGAAGAAATCGGGTGACAAGGAGGTGCGGAATAAGTTTAGATGGTTATAGGGGGTTGCTGATTGTCGGCCAGCCAGGACTATGGAGATGTTGTTAAAAGCAGGGTCCCAAGTAGCTCCGATACCGAAGGTAGCGAGCAAGGGGTGGGTACCGTCGTTCCAGTCGGCTTCGCTGACGGCCTGGGTGTCGGTGTTGACCACCATGCGAGCAATGCGAGCGGGAGAAGTGGCTCGGATAGCGAAGCAGACAACGTTGATGGTTGTGCCCCACCAGCAAGCAGCCATAGAGACGACTTCGGTAAAGGTTGAGAGCTGAGAGGTTGTCCAGGTAGCGCCGTGATCATGGCTGAAGCGTCTCCACAAGACGTTGGCGGTGGTGCGGTAGAAGATGTAGACACGAGCTCCCTGTGCAGCGATAGCGCAAGGACCATGACAGTCGGTAGCGATTTGAGTCCAGGTAGCAAAGGGAGATCCTGCGGCTGGACTGGTGATGCGCTGATAAAAGAGGGCGTTAGCGGCATCGGCACGGATGCGGTGCATGTTTCCCGCTCCGTCAAAAGCGATGCCGTGATGGTTGTGGGGTTCTGTGCCTGTGTAGATGCGTGTCCAGGATAGGCGAGCGATTCCCTGTTCGAAGTCACGGACTTCGGCTTCGATGTAGGGGAGGCGAGCGGAGCTGCGCTGGGCGGCGAGTAGGGTGGGGCTGAGGGTTCTCATGGTTGGTTGATGGTTAATAGTCGTTTGGCTTTGTGCTCCTGGTAGTAACGCCTTTGGTAGTCCAATCGCTTAGCCTTATGCTTTTGGTAGCACCGCCTCTGTATAGCAGCCTTCTCGGCCTTGTGCTCCTGACGGTGGCGCCTTTGGTAGGCGGCGAGCTCAGCCTTGTGCTCCTGGTAGTAACGCCTACTTCTAGCAACAAGCTCAGCCTTGTGCTCTTGGTAGTAATGCTTGTGGTAGGCAGCCTTCTCGGCCTTGTGCTCCTGACGATAGCGTCTGTCGTAGGCAGCCTTCTCGGCCTTGTGCTCCTGATAGTATCGCTTGTCGTAGGCAGTCCTCTCAGGCTTGCGCTCTTGCTTGTGCTCTTGACGGTATCGCCTGATGTAAGCAGCAATTTGAGCCTTGTGCTCTTGGCGGTATCGCTTTTGGTAGGCAACAAGCTCAGCCTTGTGCTCCTGGTAGTAGCGCTGCATATAGGCGGCTCGTTCTGCTTTGTTCATGTAAAGATAAGGGCAATACCACAACCTATAGCGAGCCAGGCGAGGATCGCTGAGGCTCGACCCCACAGGTAGTAGTGATATTCGTCGGCGACCTGGGTGGTGATATCCTGGGAAACGAGCTTAAAGCGTGGTGGCCAGGGGCAAAGCACTTCGCAGAAGCCAATGACGAAGGCATGCCATTCGCGGTAGCAGCTTAAGAAAGAGGTGATTGGGTGATTAGGTGATTGGGTGATTGGGTTTGTTGAGTTGGTTGGGTTGGTCATGGCTCTCCTAGATCCCCGCTTTCGCGGGGATGACAATTCTTAAGAGGGGGTTCGGTCTCTCCTGGTAGAGCCCTGAAGGTGATGTCGATGTGTTGTTCCCTGTGCTCTCTGAGGCGTATAAGGGCCTCGATACCGAGTCTCACGGCTCGGTGTTGGAGCTTGTCTTGCCTTGTTTTTAGGGGCAGCTCAAGGCGGGTGAGGATTGAGATAGCCTCTTCTATTTTCATGTGTCCTTTCTCCTTTCGGCGTGGTGGGTTCTCCTTCGTTTTCTGGCTGCGGCGGCGGCCTTGGCAAGAGTGCGGCCTGAAATGGTGACACTGCGGCCATTGTGAGTGAAGGTGATTGAGGCTTCATTAATGTCAAGACGTTTGGCTTTTGTCATTTTGTCTCCTTTCGGCGTGATGGGTGACGGTTCGTTCGGCGAACCACCAAGTTATCAAGGGTATGGCGAGCGCTAGAAACCATTCTGGGAGCTCGATACCGGTAATAACGGCCTGAGCGATGACGGCGGCGAACATGATGGTGACGGCTGGCCTGACGATGGCTCGGAAAAGCTCGGAAAGGGCATCCAAAGTGTCTTTCATGGTATCACCTCTTCAGGTGATACCATCATCGTCGTTTTTTGCTCAGTTTCCACGTTCAAATCGTCTAGAATGGGTCTGGGAGGCTCAACAAGGCCTCTATTTTCGTTTTTGAGAAATATATGTCTCAAAGGTCTCCCAACCCTCTCTTGGCACGAGGCTAAAGCCTCGCACTACAGTTCAAGCTGATAGCTATCAGCTGACAGCGTTCAGCTTAGCGCTCCCAGGGCGTCGGGGACGGGCTTTTTAGCGTTTTCGTAGTGTTTAGCGAGGTGTCTGGCCGCCTCGATGACGATTTCGGGCGGTGCAGCCACCCGGTTGCCGTGAATTCCCGCTAGAAGGGCGACCGAATCAGCCATAGCGTTCCAATCGACGTCCTGCCCCGCTTGCGCGAGGCCAGGTTTTAGGGTGTGGTGTGGTAACAGCCACGTCTCGGAAGCGTAGGGGTCGGTGGCGATAGCGAAAGCCTCTTTGGGTAGTCCGTACTTGACCTGTTGTATTTGGTCTGTTTGTTCATTGAGTTTGTTGAGTTTGTTGGGTTTTTTCATAGTTTTTCTCCTTATGCTAAACGTCTCCATTTTTGTTCCCAGATTTCAACGGTGCAATTTGCTGCTGTTCCACCATTTTCTATGCACAAAACAGGATGATGGGAAGCTTGTCTTAATGTTGTTGGTATGGCAGTTGAATGTCCTCGTAAAACTCCATCTACCCACCACTCTACTCTAGTTCCAGGTATAAACCTTAAGAAGAAATTCCACCCGGTGTCAGAAGGAAGACTCATACCTAAGTCAACCACAGTTAGAATTGTCCCATTATGCACTATGCCTCTCAAGGCAAGATTATCAAGTCTCCAACCAATAGCATTACCAGTCGGGTCTCCGTGAGTATTGGTATCCAGCTTATACCATCTTCTGGCAGTGGTAACACTTCCTCTAGGAACAAGAAAGCAATGCATATCAATTGTAAAGCCACTCCAGGTAATCCATCCGAAAAGATAACCATTTGTTCTAGCTGTAGAGTTGGCAGTAGTTCCTGAGCTACAACGATTCATGCCATAAAGTCGCTCAGTGCTGCCACTACCACTAACTACCTGTCCCCAGTTAAAGAACTCAAGCTGGGCTTCAAAGGAGTTTGGAGAGCTACCCCAAAGTGCGAGAATGTCACTGCGGGTAGTAAAGGCCGGGTTATGAAACTCGTTACCGTGAACAGCCATACCGGGGGGCGTGCCGCCGGGCCATGAGGCGATGATGACTGCGTCTCGGATGTTACCGCCGGGGATAGCTAATAATACACGGTTGCCGATTACCAGGGAGGATGGAGCGATGGCAACAGAGACAGGGATATCGTCGAGGTAGGTGGTCAACGAGCCTACGAGCTGGACGGAGGCGCGGTGGTTGGCTGAGTTGAAGGTTTTGAGTACCGCTATCTCAATCACTTCATAACTCCGTTAAGGGCTCAGCCTCGGTTGTGAGTTTTTGGTTCTGACTTCGATTTCGGGACATGGCGTACCCTGCCACGTGATATACTTCTCAAGGGCGTTTTCTATAGTAAAATAATTCCAGGGTAGCAGCTGACAGAAGTTAGCCCCAGCGTAGAACCTGCAGAGCTTACACCTGCCGAGTTGCTCTTGCCATACCTTTTTCTGTTCGCTCGATAACACTCTCATAATTCCCCCTGACCCCTAGATCCCCGCTTTCGCGGGGATGACAAAGAGGAACTTAGTCATCGGTGTGGAGCTCCTTGGTGATAAGGCGGCTCGCTCTGGCGATGGCTTTGAGCTTCATATCGTAGCGGCCGAGGCGTTCCTTAGCCCACAGTTTATAGTTGGTCGTTCCGAATCGACCGGATATAGTGGCTCTGTCCACAGTAAAGGCTGAAGCTGACATGGCTAAGTAGCCGGTAGCTCCGAGAACGAGGATCTCGTCGTGCTCGGTGGGGATGGTAGTGCTGGTGGCAGCGATGGTGTGGCGTCTAAGCCAGCGGACGCGGGCGTTCTGGCCGTTGCCGAAGTCGTCGATAAACAATCTACCAGCCCAGAAGTCGAAGTGTTGGTAGTAAGGGGGGACATTCCCGATAGGGAATTCCACTGACTTAATACGGAGCAAGCCAGTCAAGGAAGTGATGATAATCTCCTGGCTGCCGTTGGTAGTTAATAAGTCGGTCTGTTGTTCGATAGGTGCAGCCAGGGAGTATTCGTCGACGACTCGCTGGATGGCAGCGTCAATCTCGGCGTCGGTCCACCGCTGGGGAGCGGCGGAGTCCTGGAGGTCCTGTCGGACCCGGGTGCGCATTTCGGCTAGGTTCATTTGTCGTTAGCTGATCTCCTCTGTATAAGTTATATGCCAATTACGAGGGTTGGTCTGAGCAACGTTGGTGTTGTTGGTG